AACACAGAAAATTTCTATCACTTTACTGTAGACACAAACACTGCTACAACAGGTGGTATATCAGGAGGAGGCAATAGTTGTTCGGCTGGTCCAGCAACATTGACAGCGTAATATGGCAGGATTAAGTGCATCAGGATTAAAGACACAAATAAGAAGTTATACGGAAGTTAGCTCTACTGTGTTATCAGATAGTGTAATAGAAAACATAATATTAAATGCACAGTATAGAATTTTTAGAGATGTACCAATTGATGCTGATAGAAAAACATCTACAGGTAATTTTACATCTGGAACAGGTACTGTAACTGTACCAGCAGGAGCTGTATTTGTTAGAGCAGTACAAGTTTATACTGCAACTGGATCTACTTATACTGGTGCAAATACATATTTAGAAAAAAAAGATTTAACATTTTTAGAAGAATATATTTCAGCAACTACATCTACTGGAACACCAAAATATTATGCAATGCTGGATACAGGAGCAACTGGAGAAAGTTCATCAAACTCTGGATCTATAATTGTATCACCAACACCAAGCGGAACGTTTGCTTATAAAATACATTATAATGCAGCTCCATCATTATTGGAAAATGATGACACTAATTATATTAGTATGAATTTTCCAAACGGTCTGTTATATTGTTGTTTAGCAGAAGCTTATGCTTTTTTAAAAGGACCCATGGATATGTTACAACTATATGAAGGAAAATATAAAGAAGCAGTGCAATTATTTGCTGGAGAACAAATTGGAAGACGAAGAAGAGATGATTACACAGATGGTACTGTTAGGATACCTATACAGTCACCACCACAATAGGAATTAAATTATGGCATCAACATTTACAGATCTTGGTATAGAAATAATGGCAACTGGCGAGAACGCCGGTACTTGGGGAGATAAAACTAATACTAATTTAACTATTGTTAACACAGCAATAGCTGGTTATGTAGAACAAGCAGTAACAAATGGTGGCACATTAGCATTAGATATTACAGATGGTGCTGCTACAGCAACATTACAAAACGCTGTTATAAAATTAACAGGAACAATAACTGGAAACTCTATTGTAACTATTCCAGACTCAATTGAAAAAACATTTATTGTAACTAATGGCACGTCAGGTGCTTACACTGTACAATTTAAAACAGTGTCTGGAACAGGTGTTACTTTTTCAACAACAGATAAAGGAACTAAATTTGTTTACACGGATGGTACAAACATAAATGAAATTTCTTCATCTGCTTCAGAAACTTTAACTAGTGCTGGAAATTTTACCATAGATGCAACTACAGATATTATTTTAGACGCTGATGGTGGAGATGTATTTTTTAAAGATGCAGGAACAACTTTTGGTAGTGCAACAAACACATCAGGAAATTTAATAATTAAATCTGGAACAACTACTGCATTAACTTTTAGTGGAGCAAACGTAACCGCAGCAGGAAATTTATCTGTTGATGGTAATTTAGATGTGACAGGAAGTTTTGATATGAGTGATGCTAACATTACAAATATTGGATCAATAGCACTAGACACAATTACAAATGATGGAACAGATATTACACTAGATTCTTCTGGTGATATTATTTTAGATGCAGGTGGTGCAGATATATTTTTAAAAGATGATGGTACTACTTTTGGATCACTAACTAACTCTTCGGGAAATTTAATTGTTAAATCAGGAACTACAACTGCATTAACATTTAGTGGTGCAAACGTTACAGTTGCTGGAGATCTTACAGTATCAGGTGATGATATTACTATGGGTACAAATACTGCAGGTCATTTATTGATTGCAGATGGTACTAATTTTAATGCAGTAGCAGCAACATCGTTATCTGAAATATCAACTATTGCTAATGATGATGTATTTTTAGCAGTAGATACTTCAGGTGGTGGTCTTAAAAAAGTTGCACGATCAACTGTTGTATCAGGATTAGCAACATCTGCTGCAATATCGAATGTGGTAGAAGATACAACTCCGCAATTAGGTGGTAATCTTGATATGAATGGTCAAGATATTGTATCTACTTCAAATGCTGATGTAGAAATAGCACCAAATGGTACAGGGCATTTAACTGTTAAAGGTAATACAAACCCAGGTACAATTCAATTTAATTGCGAACAGAACTCCCACGGGGTGCAGTTAAAAGGACCTGCACACTCAGCAGGTAGTTCAGCGGTACTAACTTTACCCACTTCAACAGGTACTTTAATTGGTACTGGAGATACAGGTACAGTAACTATGGCCTCATTAGACATTGATGGTGGAACAGATATTGGAGCTGATATAGTAGATGCAGATTTATTTATAGTAGACGATGGAGCTGGTGGAACTAATAGAAAAACCACAGCTGCAAGATTAAAAACTTATACTAACGCAGATTTAGCAGATCCTACGGCTCTTGCAATTGCTTTAGGATAATATATAAAAGGAAAACAGGAGATAAAAAATGGCAAACACATTTAAAGTAGCAACTTTTGCAGCAGAACCCGCATCGGCAGGTACCCCGTACGTTATGTATACGATAGCAGGATCGACTACTGGAGTTGTACTTGGTTTAATACTTACAAATATTCATTCAAGTGCTGTAACTGCAGAAGTAGAATTAGTTAGCACAACTGCAAACCGTAGTGTTGCAAACAACACTGCGAATGGAACATCTTTTTTAATAAAAGACGTAACCATCCCCGCTGGATCCTCACTTGAGATTTTATCTGGTGGTAAGGTTGTTCTAGAAGCTGGAGACGTACTAAGAGTTGATTGCTCAGTAGCTGATAAACTTTCAGGTACATTGAGCCTTATGGAGATAACGTAAGATGGCTTATATTGGACGTACTCCTACCAACGCCGCACTAACCGCTTCTGATTTAGCAGACGGAATTGTATCATCAGGTAAAATTGCTGCAGATGCAGTAACTTCTGCAAAAATTGCAGACAACGCTGTAGTAACTGCTGCAATAAATGCAGACGCAGTAACTGACGCAAAAATTGCAGATGATGTAGTCGGCACAGAACATTTAACAGCAAACGAAGTAGACACAACTGCATTAGGTGCAGACGCTGTAACTGGCGATCAACTAGCAGACAACGCAGTAAATTCTGAACATTACACAGATGGATCAATAGACACGGCTCATATAGCAGATGGACAAGTAACAACAGCTAAACTAGCAACTGCAGTATTTACGGGAGCAACAGACATTGGGGCTGCAATTGTAGACGCAGATTTATTTTTAATGGACGATGGAGCAGGTGGCACTATCAGAAAAACAACAGCTTCAAGATTAAAAACATATGCTGGTGGTAGCACAGTTGCAATATCTCATGTTCAAGATACAACAAATTACTCTCAATCAAATCAAGGAGAAACAGTTTTTGGAAGTGGTTTAAGTTTTACTCCAGCATCTACTTCATCACAAGTAGTGGCTATTATAGAAGCCCATGTAGCTGCTGCAAATGATGGTAGTGATAATGATGCAAGAACATTGTTTAGATTTTACTCAACTAATTCATCTGGAAATTCAATTAAAGAACTAGACAGTTATGCAGAATTTGGTCATGTAAATATGCAATCAGCTAGTCATGAAATATATGGTTATGTTACATCTACAATTAGTAATTGCCAAAGAGACAGTTCAAACAATGTTGTTATAAAACTCACTGCTGTTTCAAATCAAGATAATGGAACAACAATTTATCTTTATAATCATAGAGCAGTATTTTTGGAGATTGGATAATGAGACACATTATAAAATTTAATAAAGCGATTTTATCTTTACAACCCAATGCTAAATTTTCAACAAAAGGTATAGATGAAAATAATTCAGAAATAACAGATTGGGTTGATGACACAATACCCCAACCAAGTATATCTGAAATAAATTCTAAAATTTCAGAAATGGCATATATAGAAAAAAGAGAATCTGAATATCCATCTATTGTAGATCAACTAGATAAAATTTATCACGAAGGCATAGATGAATGGAAAAAATTAATTAAAGTAACAAAAGATAAATACCCTAAGGAATAAAAAATTATGGCATACATTGGACGAGAACCCCAGATTGGCAATTACCAAGTTTGCGACGCGATAAGCGTTGTCAATGGACAAGCTGCGTATACTATGCAAGTGAGTTCTGTAAATGTAATTCCAGAATCGGTTAATCACATGATTGTGTCACTAAATGGTGTCATACAAAATCCAGGATCATCCTATACAATATCTTCATCTACGATTAC